GTTATGATAAATGGTAATTTTGAAACCATAATTTCTAATACCTTTAACGAATAATAAATGTATTTTATGAACATCGTTAAAGAATTATCTATTCAAAGTAGTCTCTTGACTTTATTTAACCTAAATAAGCTAGTTGTGAATTTGATATCTGGTAATTTTGAACCAATCGGAATAAAACTTAGAAACATTAAGCTATAAGTAAGTTTAATCAATGTGTTGATAAAAGTGAAATGGTGTCGTTTCCATGAAGTAATGTATAAGTATAGGCTTTCAAAATCTGATAATTTACACGTTTTATCTTTAGCTGATTCGATCGTTTTTATTGTTGACATAATTACGGTATTATTTGTTGCTTGTCATGAAAATACCGTCAAAAATACCGTAAGAATACCGTCGTTGTCACTCGTTTTCAGTTAATGTCAATCGTGTTAACTTTTTAAATTTCTTTATGAGGAAAGGGATTAATCGTATTCAATCGGGTTGGTCATCGTTGTAATGGCGTCCCCTACAGAAACCGAATGTGTTGAATAACGCAATGATAAATAAAAATATTTAAAAATAAAATTAATGAAAATATAACATTGTGTATAACATTAAACGATATTGCCTTGATATACTCAACGCTTGATTAGTAATGAAAGATTAAAAGAAAACTTCTTTTTTGTAATTTTATGACACTAACAACACTAATAAAATTTATTGTTAATAATCAACAAATTAATTTTGTGTTATTATAGTGTTGTATGTTGTTAATGACATAGTAAAGTAAAATGATTATTTTTATATTTACTAATGAATCTATAAAATAATTCCTTTAAAATTGTCTAATACTTGTTTTTGTTCATCTGATAGGTTGGTATCTATCTCGCCATATTCAAGTAAGTAGGTACCGAATGACATGAGGAAAGCAACAGCTGGGTCTATCTTGTTGGCTGCTTTCTTTTTATTGGGCTTGATGTTGGCATTTGCATCTGTTTCCATCACTACATTACCTATAGCCCAAGCCAAAACAGGATCGCCATTATGTTTAATCCGTTTACGACTAATAAATACCTCAGCAGTTTTCGATGTTGGGCTATAACGTACGTATGTTTGTGGGTACGGCTCAACGTCTAAGCCGATATTTTGTAACTGCGTTCTCAATTGTGTGGCGTTCCACACATCAAAGCCAATTAACTTAATATTAAATTGCTCACTGTCTTTTAAAATATCATCACGAATTTGGTCATAGTCGATACAATCGCCTTTAGTTACTCGAATCCAGCCTTGATTAACCCATTTACGGTAGACCTCTCTATTTTTGTTAGCCACATTAGTAAGCTGATATTCAGGAATGTAATGCCGTGTTAATAATCTTACTTCGGTTTCAAACGGAAACGAATAACAGACGCTAGTAATATCACTAGTAGATGATAAATCTAATCCAGCATAGCAATCTAAACCTTTTAAATCATCTTCTGCATAATCAGCCTTACACGCAACCCAGCTACCAGTATTTACCCAAGGCGTAGCTCCATTACACCAAATATTGAAGCGTTTAGTGAGCATTTCGACCCACTGGGAGGGTATACCTCTGGCTTTCTTAATCGTGTCCTCTAAGGCGACCCTATCAACCGATATATCAAGGTTAGGATTAGCTTTGATCCATAAATTAGGGTTATCAATTTCACTTTCATCGTCCAATTCGTAAATAAGCACAAATTGCGATTCGTTAACTTCGTCACCTGCTAAAATCTGGCAACAATAATCATAATGCTGTTTACAGGCTGATATGGTATTACTGCCAGCGGTGGTGATAGCAAATAAAATGCCTTCTGGTCTTGCTCCCATTCCTAATTCAAGGGCTGAATAAACGCTATTATCAGGGTGTAAGTGATATTCATCTACAATTGATAAACTAGGATTAGTTCCCTCTATCGTTGAAGCTTTTGAGGCAAGTGGTCTTAATATACTATTACTTTTAGGATTAATGATTTTATGTTGTTGAATGGTGACTCTTTTCTTTATTGGCTTGCTAAGTATCGCCATTTGTCTAGCATCATCAAACACAATTCGAGCTTGATCACGGCTAACAGCTGCAGTATAGATATCTTGTTGACCTTTTTCCATGACTAAAAACCAGTTAGCAAGAATTGCTGCTGTAGTCGATTTTGCGTTCTTTCTCGGTACTTGCACATAAGCACTACGGTATTTGCGTAATCCTGTTTTAATGTGCTTAAATCCCAGCAGATTAGCAAATAAGAATTGCTGCCACGGCTCAAGCACAATAGGTTTAGCTCTTAAATGACCTTTAACGTGTGGACAGACTTTTGAAAATGAAACAAATTTAGTGACAATTTCACTATCAAAATAATAATTAGGATTATCCAAATCAATAAAATAGCGGTTTACTGCCTGTTTTAAGCATTTACAAGCAGGAATATCACCATTTTTAACCGATAATGCGTAATTATGCCAATCGGTCAAGCTCATCTTCCTCATTCGCTTCAACTGGATTCTTACGACGACTTACAGGATCAAAGCCAAGCAATGAAGCCATTTTAATCATGATTTTTTCAGCTTCTGACTTTGCACTAAGTGCAGGATTGCGACTTTCAGTACCTTGTGAGTTAACAATTGAAAATCCACGCTTTGCAATATCTTCCATTGCTTTACGGTACATAGAATAATTAACACAAAACAATTCTAAATTAGTCCAATCGGCAGGCTGAATATCATCACGACTAGCTAACTGGTCCGCTCTAAGTTTCCATTGTTCCTTTGCCAATTTATCCAAATATTTAGGTGCTTTCATATTATTGTTTTCTCTCTACTTTCTAAAAAATCACTGTGCATAAAAATTTGAGGAGGGGGGCGGTCTTTTGCCTCTTTGAATTTCTTTGAACTAATCCCCCTACCTCTTGCTACCTCAAAATTGAGTTGGCAAACGTGACAAAACGCAATTTTGAGCTTTGCTTATTAATCAATATGTTAATCATGTTCCATAACCTCGCTTATCAATCTCTCTTGTCTTGTAGCTGTGACAGTCTCGACATAATGGTTGATGATTATCTGCTCGCCAAAATAAAGGATCGCTTTGTCCATTCTTAACTGGCTTGATATGGTCTATCACTGTGGCTGGTACTAATAATCCTTTATCCTTACACATCGTGCATAATGGGTTATGTTTAAGATATTCAGATCGATATATTCGCCATCTATGGTTATATCCTCGTTGTGCTGCGTTGCCTCTTAACTTATCGTACTGTTTGCCTTTCTCTGACCTATGAATATCACAAAGCCCTGATTTAACCCGATTGCGACAATTAGGATAAGTGCATCTTCTTAATGGTTGTGTTGGCATGGCTCACCTAATAGATAGCTGGGTCACGGTAGATGCTCCACAATGACGATATAGCTAATGGTACTTGATTAACTATGCTACTTGTGACCATTTCCCTATTTTCATAGAGGTGAGCAATATACATTAAACATCCAGCTTTGATTGCTGGAGTAAATTCCTGTACCTCAAATGATTTACCGATATGTTTTTGACAGGCTTCAAGAGCAGCATCTATATAGATTTGAAGTAGGCTATCTTCCAAAGTATCAGTGACATCAATACGGCAGTGTAACTTTACTTCTTGTAGAGTAATATTAGCCATCATTTAATCCTCCCTCACATAACAATTCTAAATAAGTTTGTTTAGCATCAGGCAATACAGCTTTTATATTTAGATATTGTGTGCAAGTGTTATGTAACTTAATTCGATAAGAAGTATCAATATTATTAAGGTAACGAATATAAACCCTCATGGTAGTACTACTCATTTCTTGCTGTGACAGCATCAACTCTTTACCTGTCACCGCCTTAACCTCTGCCCATACAGTTGCTACATCTTTCCATCCTTTAATAATTTGACCAAATGGATCTCGGTAGCTCTCGAATTTCTGTAAGATAATGCGCTGTCTTAATCGCCCTATAATCATTCAGCATTATCCTTTTTAACTTCTACTGTTTGCTTCCACGCTTGGCTAAATTCTTCACCGCCCTCATAAGGTAATAAACCCTCTCTTAATCTTGCTTCATTAGGATTCATTACTCCTGATTTAATCGCTATGTTATAGCTGTTAAAGCGATCTATTGGGCTGGTACGCATCAAGTCCGATGTATCAAACTCAATTAGATAACGGCTTTTATCATTGTTAATATCAATCATTAATGCGTCTTTTAATTGCTGTTCAAAATTGGTAAGCCATGGTCTAAGCGTTAAAGTTAAAAATGAACGTGTAGCTTCTGAAAAGTTACTATATGAACTATGGGAATATTCTTGTAGAAACATCGGGCTAATGTTAAATATTCGAGCTATGTCCTCAATAGTAAACCGTCTACTTTGCAGCCACTCGGCATCTTGATTGCTCATGCCTAACTGCTCGTATTTCATTCCCCCTTCAAGTATTGGTGTTTTACCTGCATTTTTTGCACCTTTGTAACGTTCTAATGCATTTAAGGCTTTTTTCCCTTTTGCATCATCCATCCATTCAGCCATAGAGACATAACCACTTGCCATTAGTCCGTTTTTCATGATAGATGAGCCATGGCGTTGCTGGGCAAGTCCTAATCCTATCGCTTCTCGACAAATAGTAACGGGAGAACGTCCGAGAAAACCGTCATCACTCGCATAACGCAAATGCAATATTTCATCTTGTAAGTAATTGGTAACATTGCCATCCTCATCAACAATTGAGTAAGCATATTTGCCATTGCCAAGCCGTTTAGGTGTTACGGCATACGGTGGAAAACTTTCCAGCCCTTGCGGTCGCCCATCTTTTCCCCAATGAATAACCGCATAGGCATTACCACCCAATAAACAGTGGCGCATCATGGTTCTTTTGAACTGGTAAGGTGTTTGCTTTCTGTTTGGCATTTCGTTGAGTAAGTATTCGACGGGATGGTCTGAGATTCGTTCACGTTCACCTTTTTTATTAAGTTTGTAAAGATAGCAAGGCATTGAGGCAACTGCTTCACTAATAACTGTCACAGCATTCATAACCGCAGGTAATGCTTCTGCTGAATTAGGAGAAACATACTCACCTGAATTGGTATTAGGCAAGCCAAGATAAGAGATTAGCTCGTCTACAGTCATACTGCGCTGTTCTGGTTTTTTTCGATTAAATGGCCACATCGTCATAACTCCATCAGGTCAAGCCATGCTTTGTTTAAATCAGGCTGAAATTTAGCTTTAGCTTCAAGCATTGAACGTTTGGCTATTTGGATATCACTTTCTTGGTAGGCAGGCATACTCGTAACAGTTATTTCAAATAGTTCAGCAGTATTTACCGTTCTTAAACATGGCTCTTGATTAAAATCCCATGATTCAGCTGTAGCTATAAAACCAAATGACATACCGCGAATATCGCCACGGTCAACACTGACAAGTAAATCACGCCCTAATTGTGTGTCTGGTGGTGTAAGTTCAAAGCGCAAGCCGATATCATCCTCATTTAGGATTAACGTATTAGAGATAGTACGCCCTAATAATGCTTTATGATCATGTTCAAACAACGCGCGTATATCAGGGTTACAACTTAATGATTGGCTAAAGGCTTTCGGCGAAAATTGCTCATAAAATTCACCCCATATCAATTGTGAACGGCTATTCCACCGCACCACATACCCGACGAGCTTAGTATCTTCTCTTGTTACTTCGGTACTTCTGATTTCATATTTTTTCTTATCCATATCAACCTCAAAAGGGCATATAGCCCTGTTATTATTTACCAGCAGATACTTCTAAGATTTTGATAGCGTTAGAATCGACTAAACCACCACCGAGATATTTATCAGTATGGACTTTATAGAATCCTGGTTCTGTGATGTTATCAGGGCGAGTTCTTACACCTGTTTCATGATCAACAATATAGTAACCACGTTTAAAATCACCAACTGCAACAACAGCACCTTTATCATTCATATTTTCTAAATAATGAACAGGTTTACCTAAAAGCATATCGGGATCGCCAGCTTTCAAACCATCGCGCCAAATATAATCGCCATTACCATTTTTAAGTTTTTGTAATGTTGCTGCAGTATTTGAGTTCATGGTCCATACTGCATTTTTACGATATTTCTTTTTAAGTTTAAAAAGTAAATCAATAAGACTATCTGCCGTAATTGCGTTAGTTGTCATTTTCTCAAGTGTACCGAATGGACGCTCTTTATCAGATTGTACCGCTTGTGGATATGATAAAAATCCTTTAGCTTTCTTGGTTCCATCACCACTAATAAGATCAATTTCTTCTGTTTCGACAAAAGTATCTTTGATTTCATCCGTTAACCAACTTAGAACATCTAAATCACTAAAGTCTAGAATTTCTTGAGTAGTCTTAGGATAAGCGTAAATTGGATATAACTTGATTGATACTTCTTCAAGTTTAGGTGTAGCGGTTTCTGTTCGTGCAGTTCCCTCTTCGCCGTGATTAACTATCGCACCACCAACTGATACCAACTTTTTATATTCATTTGAGCCGATTTTTTTTACTGTACAGATTGCACGCATTTCTGATTCATCAGATAACTGACGCATAATTTCTTTGTCTAATTCAGGTATTACTGTATAACCACCATCAGCAGGTACAGCAGTAGACAATGAACGAGCCTCACCAGTACGGATATAGTTGCGTAATTCTTCATTAGTAAGCTTTTTATCTACTGGTTTGCTTTTATCTGCTAAACTTCGCTCTTCATTGGCTAAAGTTTCATAGTTAGAAATTTCAGTGTTCAACTCTTCAACTTTTGCTTTTATAGTATCAAATTGTGTCTTTTCTTCTGGTATCATACTGCGGTTTTCTTGCTCTGCTTTGTCAAGCATTGAGCGCATTTCTGCTACTTTGGTCGCTTTTAATTGACGTAATTCAATAAGTTTTTTCATATCGTTATTATTTACCTTTATTTATTCTTTATTTACAGCGAGATATGAAAGGCTTTAAGTGGGAATAGCGATTAGGCTATGAAAGATGCTGCGCTTTGGTTTTAGACTGCCATATCTGCGCTAATGATAGGTTTGTATTAACCCAATAAGCAGTCTAATTAATTGATAATTAAAGTAAATGTTGTGGAGTAAAGTAAAATTAACTCGAAAGCGTAGAAACAGAATTATTTAGCCTCTTTTTAATGTTGGGTGCGCGTTATCAAGACAATCTCGATAATTTTTTAAATGCTTAATTAATAAATCAAGTTGATCTTTATTTGTTGCTATAGGTTCATCAGATAGAACATGCCGAACAAATCCATGGGAATCAGCATAAAAGAAAGCGCCTTTATCTAAAAATTTTTGATATTCTGAATTCTTCATATCCTCAATAAATTTTGTAATTTCATAATAATCTCTATGATCTCTAATATCTTGTAATGTAATTGGCATAATTGTCTCCTGTTTATTGTTTGTTGTATTTCTGGTTAAATCGGTTGTGTAGCTCGTTATCAACATCTAACGCAGCATCAGGGAACCAGTCATTACACTTGTCATAATCAAGATGTAAGTTAGTCCTACGTCCCTCACCATGCCTTGCCCTTATAATGACTTCCAAGCCGTACTCTTTCATTGCAGCAGGTAGAGCATTAACAAAGTTCCTAAGCGATAACGGATTTTTTAGATTATTATTTTCGATAAAAGTAATATAGGCATGATATAGGAATCGCTTAAATTGTACTGGCGTTGAGTATTTTCCTATCATCATGCCGTCAGGTTTATCGGTTGCAAAGAGATAACTACAAAAATCAATAAGTGGATTGGTTAATCGCTTAACTTCAATTGCCTCAGATGATTTTTGTTGCTCAATTAACAGTAATTTAGCTTTGTTATCATCTTCAAAATAATTGAATAAATGACGGATTATCACAGACAATTCACCACGTATTTTATCTTTTAGTATTGGGTCGCGTTCATTAGCAGGAACTGGCTCGCCAAAGTGAAAAATTACCCTCCGCCTAGATATTCCTCCGTCATCATTGCTAAATGTCATCGGGTTATTATTTATCGCAAGTATCACTCCTTGTATTTTAGTCGAATAAGGTTTCTTATATTTTTCATCTATAGCCACATCATCACCACCCGTAATTGCCTTAATACCGTTACCCTCACCGATATATTTTGCTTGATCGGGTAAAATAATTAACGACTGTCCAACAATAAGAGATCTTTCTCTTGGCTTTTCAAGTGATTCCATATTGGCAGATACCGTATTGTTTTTACCTGCTAACATTGTAGCAATATCAGCAAAGACACTTTTACCACTACCACCTGCGCCTGTTACTTCTAAAAATAATTGCCAGTCATAACGATTAGCCAATATCATATATAATGCTGCTTTTATAGCATCCATCTTGATAGTGTCTTTTTTAGCGGAACGTGACAACCATTGATAAAAATTAGGCGCATGATGCTCTAAATTTTCATTCGATACACTATCAATAAAATCAACATTGTTAATTGATTGTAACCAGTGATTTTTTGAATGAGATTTAAAAGTACGAATATCAAGGTCAAATACACCGTTTTTAAAACCTATTAAATTTCTCGCTGGTTCGTTTTTTAATGGTATTTGAAGCTTCATTGTATCAATGGTCGATTTAATGCCTTTTTCTGAATAATGAGCATTTGATTGTCGAAACAACTGGACTAGTTCACGTTTAAGATCCATTTCAGAAATCATTTGCCAAACATTATCTTTATAGATATATACCTCATTTGTCACCATATCTAAGGATAGATTATTCTCATAATGCTCTATGAGTACATCAGCTTTCTGACTGGCTTGCATCTGTGATAAGTCGGGTATAGATTTTAGTTTAATTTCGGAAAAACTTCCCTTAAGTGAATTTTTGATATTGCTATCAAAGTATTGCTTAACTTTTTCAAGTCCAAACTGTTGCCTATAATCATCCCAATCACATTTATAATCTGTATCGGGGATTGTGTAATAACCATTAATCGCAGTAGCCGCTTCTATCGCTTTTTCTTTACCTGTGTTTTTATGACTACCTATATCATTATCACCGGCAATAATAATATTTGCGGTAGAATTAACCTTACGGATAGCTTTGGCCACATGAATAAGATTGCCTGCATCAATAGCAGATATCACCAGTGACCGATGGCGGAATTCCGCTATCGATATACCTGTAGCTAATCCCTCACAAATAATAATCTCGGTAGCTGTGCGTAATTCTTTGTTTACCTCGTCAGGTCTGCCCAATTTTGGGCTAACCCATATAAAAGCACCTTTCTTATTTGAGCCTTTCATTAAATGCTTACTGCCATCAGGTTCGATAAATTGACCGCCTGCGTATTCATTATGAAGATTCAGCATGGGCACAAAAATGCGCCCGTTATCTAACAAAGGCAAATCAAAGGTTAACCCTTTCTTGGTCAGGTATTGAGATTGCCCTAATGTTGCTTTAGATAGCAAATACTCGACCTTTTTACATACGGGATTATCTGGTATGTTATCATTATGTAATTGTTCGGAATCTATTTTTCTAAATGCGAGATTTTCCCGTATTTGGTTATTCTGATTAGACAGATTTAAACATTCAGCTACTTTGTCACTAGCCTCTTTCGCATCACAATGATAATAGTTTTTGATAAGCTCTAAGCCGTCACCACTACCACACTGGTTACAGATGTAAGTACCTCTACCATTTTGGTTATCAAATCTAAATCTATCTTTACCACCACAGACAGGGCAGGGGCAATGTTTGCCATTACCCACATCAATACCTAATGAACTAAAGATTGATTGCCATTTACCTACCGCTTGGGTGGTAATTTCGTTTATTTTCATTACCGCCCCCTTAATGGATTGTCCCGTTAGATTCAGCTTTGATATCTTCGACTAAATCAATAAACAATGTTGAAAGTAATTCTTGTCCTAGTGGGGTTAATGCTAAGGGGGCATCTGTACTTTCTATGTACATGTCTTTTAACGCGCCATAAGTACGATTTAACCCTTCTTTTTCGCCGAAATTCTCAATCATGTATTGTTTAAGATTGATTTTTAAGCCTAGTACAATTAAATCTTTGTTAATATCAATCTTAGTGCCCTCATGAACAAATACTTGACTATCATTTTTGTTAATCTGCTCAATTAAAAACAAACCTGCTACTATCGCCATCGTTGAATCAACGATGATATGGTGAATTGCGGTTACTCTTTGTTGGTTATCCATAATAATTACTCCTTAATTTGTTCCATATATCGCCTAACTTCGGGCGGTAATCGTTTGGTTACATCTGCTAGCAAGTGAGGAATGTCTGCCTTGCCAAAAGAAAGAATTTCCACATATTTGTTATTTTTGAGCCTTAGCGCGGTGAAAGTTCCATTACTATTTTGTTTGAAGTCAAATTCTTTCATTTGCTGACACCTCGCTCTGTTTCACTTCGAAATAGCTTTTTAGAATCAGTTATTAGGTCTGATATCGCACCAAGCACATATGAGCGTAGTTCATTGCTTAATTGACTACCTGAATCGCATTCACACATTAAAAGCGTTGTTATCGCGTCTGCCTGACCGAGTTTTGAGTTAATAGTATTAATTGCATCTAAAGAGATATTAGGCATTGTTATCTCCTTTTAAATCGATATTTAATAGTTCTTTGTACGCATCTTCGAGTAAGTCACCAGCTGCCCAAAGTAAATTACCTGTATCGCAATGATCAATAAAAGGCTCATCTAATCCCTCATCTTTATAATTGTGATTATCCAAAATCACCTTAATCATGCTTTGGGCTTGTGCTAGTTTGGTTTCAATATTATTTATTAATCGGTGGTTATTAGCATTATTCATGACTATAACCTCCCCAAGTTCTGGCTCGTTCAATGATTGGAGTTATTCGAATTCTGGCGATAAAGATAAGCGATTGCTTGCCTAAATTTTTGCGTGCTTGTCGTTCGGTTGTTGCTGTAGTTTGGATAACTTGAGCGGTTGAAAGGTCATAGAATTTATATAGTTTGGATTGTCTTGCACGTAGGTGTGCGCTATCATAGCGGTTAGCCATAATCATTACCTCTGTTAATGTTATTGTGGTTAGATCCCTCGATAGTGTTGGTGGCACTTTGAGGGATTGCTTTTTATAGTGCTCGTCGTTATAATGGACTGCACCAGTAAAATATAATCTATCATAGTGGACAGCACCAGTGCAAGAGAAAAAAATAAAAAGTAAAAATGACCGTTTAAATAGCACAAGACAAACAATTCGTTTTGAGGATGATTTGCTTAAATTAATCCAACAACAAGCAAAGAAAGATAATGAATCTTTTTCAGGCTGGGTCAAAACTGCTTGTAAAATGAGATTGAATAAATAATTAAAATCCTTTCGAACGCTTCCGAAATCTACCCATTTTTTTAACTCTGCGTTATTATAAGAACGTGCTTTAAACGCGTTACGCTTTGGCACAAGTTCAATGCTTTTAATTAGTTCTATTGACATTTGATACTACCTTAATTAGTTGATTTTAGTGATTGAATATGGGCAACTGTGACAAGTTGCCTTTTTTATTAAATCAATTCTGGTTGATATTTTTTCCATAGTGCTTGCTCTTCTGCTATCAAATTAGCTTTCCATTTTTTACAAGCTTCTAAATTACGTCCTCTTTTGCTTGATTCAATAAGATATTCTTTTTCACGTTTAGCATGATCATTCAAGAAAGCCCAAGGCACACCATAAGCACCAGTTTTGCGAATTGCTGGAATAACTTCACCAAATACCCAGTTACTAAATCGATAAGCAAATGTTCCTTGTTGAATTGCTTTTCTGCTTCTAGCGATCAACTTGTAAAATCCTGATTCAGATACAGCTAACAATTTTCTTGCCCCGCCTCTTTTGCCTGAATGACTATAACTTAAAGTTAGGGTCATTAATTCAAGGCTATTTAATGATTTAATTGCTTTGGTTGGATTGCTATGCTCTAACGCCAAACACACATCGTTAGCAATAAACCAAGGTTCACCCAAATAAGTGATAATTCGTACTTTGATGCCATCAAATTTTATGATGCTTAATTCATCTTGTTTAACTATTATCTTAGTAGCTTCCATTGGCAAATCCTCGGCGTTTAGTAGGTTGATTAATTTTTTCAACTACTGGCGGATTGTCGATCCAGTGAAGTAATTCCACTAATGACCAACCGCATGAGTTAGCACCTAAAGATTTTCTTAATGGATATTTACCGTCTTTCTCAAGTTGCCATGCTGTTGAACGGGCGATACTAGTAATTTTGTATCTCTCATTTTCACGGACAAGGCGATCATATTGGATACCGTATTTATCCCTAATGGCTTTGTGTTGTTCAGGTGTGATTGAATATGACATTGAAAGCCTCCTACTGTACTCGGTTGCTTTCTAAGTAGGCTTTTACTTCGGTGATATCATAAACGGTTCGACGTTTTGATAATTGAATGCCTTTAGGGAATTTAGGATTGTAGCGTAATGTATTTTTAGAACAGCCTAACATTAACGCTAATTCATCAAGAGAGTAATATTTTTGGATTGTATTTAATTGCATTGTTTTTCCTCACTGAATTAATAATGTTTAATTAACTAATGAGGTAATTATGGAGATTTTTATCGGAAATGCTCCGCACGCGAAATCATAGTTTCGTTTGCGGAATAATTGAGGGTAATTTAAGATTTATATTTTTTATTGAGCATTGACCACATAGATTCTAAGCGTCTTTTACTCATCCCCTTTAGTAAGTTATCTAACTCGTTATTTATTTCGTCTTGGCTCCATTTTTTTGCTTTAGAGCAAACTAATTCTTTTAATGAAAATAAAACACGTTGATAGTCATCAATCGTATAATTATTGTTATTATTATCTACTAATAACTTTTCTAATCGTTCGATTTCTTCTTTTATTATTACAAGTTCGACCTCAGGAGGTAATTTATTAAGCACTTCATAATTATTTGGATCATTAATTTCTAATTTTTCAAGTTTCTTTAAAGGTCGTATAATAGGATAAAAATTATCAAAATTGGATAAATAGATTCCTTCTTGACTGTCTATATTTGAAGTTAATTCTTTTAATCCTTTGTTTTTATATATTAGGCATTTTATTTCTAAAATATTATTATCTGTTAAAGGGAAATCAAATGGGATAGTACCGCCTTGTTTGCACACCAAATTATCGCACTCAAAATATTCTGCTTTACCTTTATATTTTATACTTTTTAGTTTTCTATTATTATTAATACATTGATTTTCTAGACGTTCAAAATAGCCAAACATATATTGAATATATTCTTGATAATCAGAAAAATTTTTTTCGATCTCTTCCCCATTTATTGAGTATTCTTTTAAAAAAAACTTGCCATCTTTTTCTTTTAAAATGGGTTTCGGTATCATTTTGCAGGTATAAGTATAAACATATGTATGAACTATTGCTGATAAATTTAAATATCCATCTAGGTAATACTGCAATAAATCATTTATTGTAAATTCCTCAGTATTCAATTTTGCATTTAAAACTTTTACAGCATCCTCAAGAGTAAACCATCTTTTTAATTTTTGGCTAAATTTATTAATCGGCAAGGACATTTTGTTTTCCCTCAAACAATAACCCTAATGAAGAAGTTACGCCAGTCCGTTAGGGTTACGAACTTTCGGGAGCTACCCTAGACGTAACTAATTTAATCAGTTAAACATTATTGAGCATTATTATATCATTGCTGTATAAAAAACATTAACCTAAATCCCACTAAATAGTGGAATTTAGCTAGCCAAAGGAAAGGATTGCTTTTGAAATGATTACCTTGATAATCAGCACGGATTTGAAATCCGACCTAATGACATGTTTTAATGTTATATATGTTATTACTTTCTTTTAATAACACTTAAAAAAATATATATAAATCAATTATATTATGTTATTAGTGTTGTTAGTGTTATTAAAATATATATAAAGTATTTATTAAATAATAGGTAATAAAAAACCAGTCTAATTGACTGGCTTAAATCTGGTTCTATGGCAGAATTAAATAAAATCAAAGGGCGCAAAATTGCGCTGGTTATTTTGCTGACAGTGATACATTTCCTTGGCTTGCCTGTTCTACAAAGTCACCCCACCATTGCATCATGTCACGGCGTTTATCTAAATAGGTTGCTCGGTTATAAATAGCTCTAACTGTGTTCTTATCCACATGAGCAAGCGAGACTTCAATCAAATCATAATCAAAACCTTGTTCATTTAAAGCTGTAGAGGCTATTGATCTAAATCCATGAGCAACAAGCTCACCTTTAAAGCCCATGCGTTTGAGCGCGTTGTTTACCGTTTCTTTATTCATCGGCTTATTATAAGGGAAGTTTAAGGTCGGAAAGACAAAAAGAGAATGTCCACTAATAGGTTTCATTATTTCAAGTATTTTTATTGCTTGGTTACTTATCGGAATAATATGATCTCGTCTCATCTTCATTTTTTCGGCTGGTATCGTCCATAGTTTATTATCAAGGTCTATTTCCTCCCATAAAGCACTAACAGCCTCTGATGGTCTTGTCATTGTCAATAATTGCCATTCTATTAAACATCTTGTTTGTATTTCAATATTTGCCATTGAAATAGCTTTCATTACTCTTGGCAATTCTGTGGGTGGTAATGCTGGTCGGTGCTGTGTCACTGGATTCATAAAAATGGCATTCATTCTTGCTACTGGATTAATATCAATAATGCCTTGAGTAAAAGCATAATCCATTACTTTATTAATGCGTTGTATGATTCGATTTAATGTTTCTAATTTTCCTGCACATTCTAAAGGTCTGAGAATAGGAATGAAATCTTGAGCTTTGAGTTGTGTTATAGGTACATCGCCCAATGTTGGATAAATATAATTATTTAATGAATTTCTTATTGTATTAATTGTTTTAGTAGTAAAGCCCTTGGTTGTTTGTAATTCAATCCATTTATCTGCAACTTTTTGAAATGTGTTTTGATTCTCGTTGATAGCTTGCTTTATTTTGATTTTCTTTTGCTCTTGTGGATCTACTCCTTGGCTGACCAGTGAACGATATTCATCTCGCTTTTGTCTTGCTAGCTGTAAAGTTACTTCTGGATAACTTCCAAAACTAACCAAAGTTCTTTTATTGGATATTGGATTGATATAATTAAATCGCCATATCTTTGAGCCATTTTTTTTAATCAACAAATATAGTCCATTACCGTCGGATAGCGTGTAATCATCTTCTTTAGGCTTGGAAGATTTTATTAAAGTATCATTAAGTGGTTTTACTGTCTTTCCCATGTTATACGTTTTTAAGTTATATGTGAGCGTATAACATAATGTATAACATAAAAGTTTGAATTTAGCTAAATCTTATTGAATTTAGATTAACTGTAAATTAAGGATTAGGCTGGTATTCACTAAGTTTTTTGAACGTTTTTGAATTTTCTTGAGCTAGTTAATGGCGTCCCCTACAGGATTCGAACCTGTGACCTACGGCTTAGAAGGCCGTTGCTCTATCCAGCTGAGCTAAGGAGACTTTGATGCGTTTTTTTTGAGTAAACGCAGTGTATTATATAAATCTATTTTGATCCGTCAATGATTTTTAATTGTTTTTCGACTGGATTGACAAAATATCATCAATTTAACCAATCAACTTTTTAAGTTAACCAAAATTCTAACTTAAAATTGAACAATATTTAACTATTATTGGAGGTTAAATTAGACGGGTTTATAGCGTCAGGGTATTGAGTATAACCATCACAAATATTATCCCAGTTTGCTTTTGAATCGGTATAAATGTGTATACGATCTTCAGTCATAATTGGTTCATTAATAAGCCCGATACGTAAACGGTAAGTATTACTATCATTATCTCGAACTGAAAAAATATGCGATCCACAATTTGAACAAAAATGGCGATTAACGCCATTTTTGGCATAAATTTTTATATTTGATTCACCTCTAATGAATGTTAAATCTGTTTTTTTTATTATTGCAGATGCATTAAATGCTGTTCCAGTTTGCTTACGACATCTTGAGCAGTGACAAAACACAATAGTTTTAATATCACTATTTAACTGGTAAACAACTTCTCCACATAAACAATTGCCTGTTATCATGATTGAATTCCTTGCGTTAATTTAATAAATTTAGATTTATTTTTACATAATAATATATAAAAACAAATAAATAAGATAATTAGACAATTAAATTTTGTAAATGATTATTATTGAAAAGCCGCTATAAGCGGCTATGAATGCAAGAGATGCAAGGATGTTAATTATTTTCGTTTAAAATTTTCATCATTTTTAGTGTATTCAAATGCATCATTAATTAATCCTGCAATTCTTAAAACATTTTCAGGCTTATCAATGATAATTTGTTCCCCTGCGCCTATTTCGAGTCCTGCTCTCTTAACCTCTTCTTTCATTTTTTCTGTTAATTCAATTGGTAATAGAATGGATGGGCGTTGTTTATTATCATAATAACGAACTATCCATCGATTAGATTTGCTTTGATAAAGTATACTGAAATAAGATTCATTATCTTTATATGTTAATTCATAATCGTTTGTTATTGACTTAATATAATCAAAAAAGACTCTTTCAGAATAGGTGGTTATAATTTTGGGGTTTTCAGGATCGATTATGTCTGCTGTTTCATCAATTATTATATTTTCATTTTTGTCAGTAGTTAGATCATCAGTTACTTCTTTTTGAGCAGTTAAACCGACTACAACCATATTGCTCACCGCTTTTTCAATGGCTTTTTTGACAATAGGAGTGATGCTATCAATAAATTTTTGATTTAATTGTCTTGATATATTGGACTTATTTGCAACATATTTGACGAAATCAACAGGGGCTTCTCTTAAAGATGAGGCTATCGTCTTAGTAAATAATGAAAAATAAATACTTTCTTCAGCTAAGGTTCTAAGCGCTTCAGGTTTGAATTGATCATATCTAAATTGATATAATTGTTCAAAATCGTTATTTTGCAGTTCTTCAATTTTGATTTTTAAAAATGGTGAAGAATCCATAATATTTTTCTGTTCTAAATCAGTAAAAAATCTCCATTCTCTACCATTTGTTATTGCTGCTACTGCTACTTCAGGTGTTGCATTAAAATACCTTGAAAGTTGTGGGCAGTGATTGGATATTTCTTCATTCCATGATTTTGCTTCAATAAACATCACAGGCAAATCTTGACAGAAAAGTGCATAGTCTACACGCTCATTAGCTTTTTCTCCAGGAAAGTCTGCTTTGAACTCAGCTTTTACTTTTGTGGGGTCATAAGGAGTGAATCCTAATATATCTAATAACGGTAATATTAAAGCTTGCTTTGTTGTTTCTTCTGTAGTGCAATGACTACCAACCTTTTTGACATGCTCGGAATGAGCCTCTAATTTATTTTTGAATTTATTCATTACCTATTCCATATTTATTATTTGTTAAAATATAATCAGTTCAAATATCACTTTTTTATATAAAATATACTTTACCGATATTCAAAATACCAAATTCTTATATTCATTTTATATTGGCTACTAAGAATAAATTTATTATAAATTCTATGTTTTTAAAAAAATATTTATTAAGAGCAAATAATAAAAATATTATTCTTACTAAATGTGAATTTTATTACATCAGAATAAACAGTATTTACAAATAAAATAGTTC